TTTCTTGTTGATGCTCTAGTGCATGTAATTGTGATTCACCAAACCTTCTAATAAAACTACTGCTAACACCAACACCTGCATGATAGTCTTTGTTAGGTATATCTTTAAACACCCATGCTTTGCCACGTTGCTCAGACTGGTATTCTTTTAACTCTTCTATCATTGCACTACCCCCATAAGGTAAGCTATCTCAGTCAAAGACTCTCTAACCTTATGCTCATCATTGCCAACTTGCACTTTAGTCTCACCAGTCATAAAGTCTTTGTAATAACCTCTGACCTCTCTTTTAGGTAGGCGGATTTCTCCGCCACCTAATATATTAAATACTACTTCCATTTATCTCTCCTTTCTTGCTTCTTCTAAAACTTTGTCAACATATTTTCTTACATACTTTGGTAATATGTCTGTTTCGTTTTCAGGATATATCTCTACCCACTCACACCCCTCTTCATCTGTTATTTGTATTTCAAATAAAAAACCCTTAGTGTCCTTAAACTTTATAAAATCTTCTAAAGCATAACGCCATGCATTTAAATTATGATGCCAAGTATCTTCACCATACTTAGTGTTGATATAAAATTCATACATAAAAGTTTTATTTATTCCTATTGTCATTTATCTCTCCTTTTATCTGACTCAATCGCCATAAGTATTACCAAGCAAGATATATATCCCACTATTAACATGATTACATATTCCATTACTTCAATCTCCTCAGCCTAGCCTTCTCGTTGTTGTGTTGTCTTGTCTCCTCGTTTAATGGTGCATGTAACGCATCCAAGAAGTCTAAGGCTATCTTCCTTTGCTCTTTAGTTAGTTGAACTAGTATTTTGTAATCTGACCTTCTATACATAGGGTACTGGTAAAAACACTTATCCCTGTTTTTGTATTCCCAAAGAACTGGTTTATCTATGCCTTCTATATGGTCTTCCCAAATATAAAAAGCATCATCAAATCTTTCTGCAAATCTCTCCATTACAAAACCCCCTGAGCTTTCAGTTCTTGCTCTGCTAATTCTTCAAATGACTTACCACCCATCTGCACATCCCAATCCATAGTAGATACACCCTGAGACATTTCTACATAATCTTTGGACTTACACCAAATCTTTTCTTTAGCAAATTGCTCTTTAAGATTATTAGGTATTTCTAAAGCAATATCATAATCATCAACATCCAACATGCTGTAACAATTATCACATTCAATAGTTGCACAATCATCAACAAAGTCTCCTGCTTTGATTTGTTCCATCTGTAGCATTGCACTATATGAATAAGAACCACCACATGAGCAATCTTCTATGTGCTTGTTAAAAAATACTTCAGCACTATCTATGGAGTTATGACCCCAAGAATTAATAGTGCCTGTTACTTTGATTTTATTTTTCATTATTTACTCTCCCTTAAATTTATGCAGTCTTGCATGTGTATGATTAATAATTTCTTTAATATCATCTTCAATCCAGTTTTTAAGATATAGCCATTCTTCTTGGTTCTTAAAACTGGTTCTTGGATTTTTTAATTTATTTAGATTCTCTTGTAAATCATTGATTATTGAATTTGCTAACTTTTCTGAATGCATTACTTCCCCCTCTTTTTAGTTAGTTTTACTTCGTGACCTTGTTTAATTAACCTAGCTCTTTTTCTAGCCATGTAAAATAAGTCGCTAGTCTTGATGGCAACTACCCAGCCTAAACTAGGTAGTTTTACTTCTAAAGTGTATCTAGTCATTTGCTGCATCCTCTAAATCCATAACAACACTTGATATGGTTGTGTTTAAAAAATTATACAATTCTGTATCTCTTCTTAAACCAACACCTCTAGCATGACATTCGCCTTGTAAGCTACTAAGTATTGACCATGCTCTATGTGCATCATCAATCATTTTTCTTGTTGCTTTTTTCTTTCTCATGTTATTTAACCCCCTTTTTTTGTTGTCTTTGAATCTTCTTTATTTGCTTGTCGTATGACTTATAGTTATTAAGGTATTCCTCTCTTCTAGCTAAGTTCTCTGATGGTGTTTCACCAGCGAAAGGTCTCATATTGTTATATGCTTTTAACCAATGTGTTCTTTCTTTTTTTAAGTTTTCTAGTGTGTTCATGTTATTTAACTCCTTACTTTTATTTAACATACCACCTATTATACATACATAAATGAAAATGTATATATAAATATAGAAAATAATTAATTTATTTTAAAGGGTTCAATACTGGCACTTGGCTAAGTGTATCTAAGGTTTCTTGTAAGGAATCTATCTCTAGGCTTGGAGTTATTATCTTTTTATCAAAGGTAAAGTAGGTTTGCGAAGTAGTATTTGGTTTGAAAAGTATTCGCTTATGTTCTTGGCTAAAGAAAACGAAAGCAAGAATATCACAATGATAGTTCTTATAAATCTCTGACATTGACCTTGATGTTTCAGATGCAAAAGTGTATTTGCCTTCTTTAGACTCTCTTCTGCTTTTGACTTGGACTGTGTATTTTGCATTGGCAAATTCTACCATTAAATCTGCGGGATGTTTTTCTTGGGTTGAATAGCAAAAGTCAGCGTATTCCAATAAGAATGTTTGTACTAAGGATTCTCCTAAAGCACCAAGTCGAGAATTACTTTGGTGGTCTTCCGATGTCTTTTTTGGCATCTTTAGTACACAATGCTAGTTGTCGTGAATTGTAATTTGCCCTGTTTGGAGTTTGTATAGCATATTTGCTATCTAGTAATTCTTCTGATGCTTCTAACCACATCCCCATCTCCATTAAGGCTCTTGTTCTTCTAAAACCCATAAAACCCTTGATACCCATTTGAAATGACATATCAACACAACAAAGCTGTGCTTTTTCAGGAAAGCTACGCCAAACAGTCCAGTATTCATCAAGTTGATTCATAACTCTTTTAATATCGTTATCAAGTAGATACATAGCTTCATCTTCTGTAACACCTCTATCTTGCAAGTTTCTACCTACACCAATAGTCCATCTACCTTCACTACATTGATAAAGGGTACACATAACCCCTTCATGCCTGACTAGCATTTCTTTAACTTTATCGTACATATTATTTGTTATGGACTCCTCTGAACTTTTCTGCTGTTCTAAGTGATGACATTCCAAGTAAGGATAAAAGAATTGTAGTAAGTTGCGAAAAATCAAACTCAAGTTTTTCAAGTTGTAAATCAGTACCGCTAACTACAGCTATCCAAGTTGCGATAGGCAAGATAATGTAATGAGTGCAAAGACTAAACCCACAAACATATCCAATGCAGGGTCTCCATGACGATACAAACCAGTTCCCGTTTTTCGCTTCTTCAGCATTAAGAGCAATTTGTGCTTTATCCAAAGATATAAGTTCTTTTTGTAAGTCATGTGATAGTTGTTCTTTTAAGTCTTTATCCTGAACAAATTTGTCCAAGACATTATTTGCCACTTCAGCGATTTTGGTTATGCTCATAAATTAAATAAGAAAATCTCTCAAGAGAATCAATAGCATTGAAATGACTATTGTTGTAAGACCGCCTTTAATCCAATTATTCAAACCAGCAATATCATCATCTAGTTTTTCAAAATGCTTAAATGCTGTAGTCCACCTTTCTGAGCATTGAATCTCATGGTTTTTAAGGTCATGTGCTACATCATTAGCGGTCTTTCTAGGCATTAGTCTTCCTCTACTACTTCCTCTTCTTTAGGTAGAGTTTTATCAAAAGCTTCAATCAATATATTCTTATGATTGTTAATCATATTATATAGATTGTAACTTCTTTGTAGCTCAGCTAGTTCTCTTCCAGCTACATTTAATTCAACAGCTAAACGGGTTTGCTCTTCGTTTAAATCTTCTGCTGTGTATTCTCTACCATTAAAATTAATTATTACGTTTTTCTCTTCACTCATATTACTCTCCAAGTATTTTATTTTTAATAACCTTTAGCCATTGTGGCTTCTTTCTTTTTATTATAAATAAAGCTACACCTATTACAATAATTAATCCTATTAAAGTATCCATATATTATTCACCTATTGTTTTTGTTTCAGTAGTTGGGTTAATCTCTTCAGCTATTTTAGAGTCTAAAGCAGATTTTAAGTTTGCTACTTCCTCTTCACCCATAATGCCTTCTACCCAACCAGTAACCACTTCATTAGTTAAGTCTGCAAAAGGTATAAAGTCAGAACCAATATCATCAAGTGATAATGATTGTGTGCCATAAACACTAGCTGTGTATGGTACTTCTTGACCATCTACCTCGTGCTTTTCACTGCTCTCAGCATTGATACGCCAATGAACGTTATATACTGTGTCGCTGTGTCCTTCGTAATCGGGATAAACATCTACTGTTTTACAGTCCCAAGTGTATGTATTTGCCATGTTATATTTCTCCTATATTGCTGCAATTATAAATGCTAAGAGTTCATTATACCTGACTCCTAACCTAGTTTTCTCTTCGCCTGTTGTTTCGTCTGTCCAAGTGCTTGATATAAACATACCATAATCACCTGCATCCAAACCTTCAGTACTAAAAGCCTGTTGTAAATCTTGTGCCATTATACCAAAATGTATTCTAGCATCATCACCTTTATCAGCTACAGCAGACTTCCATCTGTACTTTTTCAGTAATCCTTTAGCTGCAACTGCAACTCTAGTTTCTGCTTCTGATAAATCTTCTATGTCTTGTTTTTCATTTATGTCTGATGTTTGGATAGTTCCGTTGGTAGCGTATATGTCTTGGAAGCGACTGTTAACCTGTCCTAAGTCAGTATCATTGTCGCTGTCATTACCATTACTTTCACAAGGCTGTATAAAACCATCAGCCAATCGCAAACCAGACCCATTAGTACCGTCTGGAGAGTGGATATACATAGCGTTAAAGCGGTTACCAATACTTCCAACTGTTGTATTATCCTTTTGAAATCCTAAGATGCTACCATCACTTGACAATCTATTAAGCTCTAAAGGCTGACCAGCTACAGTAAATGCACCATTACCACCTGAATATGCACGAAATCCTGCAACTGTATTAGAAGGGTTAGTAGTAGCAACTAAAAAATGTCCGCTACTATCTATCCTAGCTTTCTCACTACTACCTGTTGCAAAACGAATATTGCCTGAACTAAAGTTTATAAAATCAGCAGATGATGGAGTAGGTCTAAAATAAGAAGCATACGCTTGTCCTGAAAGGTGAAGGTCTTTGAATCTTACACCTGAAGAACCTAAATTAATTGCATCATCTCTAGCAGCTCCTGTACTTGGATTTTCAGGAATAATATTGTTTGAAGCATCCCAAAAGTTAATTCCTGTATCGTTTGTTCCGATGCTTAAATCACCTGCTCTAGTACCAATAATTCCAACTGTTGAGCCATCTTTGCGGAATATTGCAATTTCGCCATCAGATGTAAGTCTGTTTAAAACACAAGTTGTATTTCCATCAGCTACAGCAGAAAAGAACCCATCATTTTCAACCTTGAAACCCGCTGTTGTATTATCGTTAGCAGTCTTACCCACCAACAGATTGCCTGATGAGTCTATTCTCATGGCTTCTACAGGAGCTGAAGCACTTGCAGATGTACCAAAACGTAAAGAGTGATTATTTGATGTACTTTCAGCTACTGCATCAATAAATGTTCCACGGTCAGTGGTGTTTTTACCAGACATCCAAAGCCTAACGCCTGTGTTTGCAACGCCTACAGGGTTTACCAAACTAGCAACCTGCAATATATTGCCTGAAGAAGTTTTAGATACTGTCACACCACTTGAGAATAAGGCGTTCCCTGAACTACCTTCTATCTTTAAAGCAGTTGGGTAATCTCTGACACCTATTTCGAGGGAGTTTGATGTTCCAGTAACTGCAATACGCCCTGCGGCAGCACCTGCAGCGATTGGGGAGGTAATTGTAATAGCCCTGTTAGCGTTATCTGCAACTTTTAGTGTTGCTCCTGTTGCGTCAGTGGTGTTCTTAAAAGCTCCATCTCCATCTACAGTTAGCTTCTCACTTGGCGAACTTGTGCCAATTCCCACGTTTCCTGATGAGTCTATGGTTGCTCTAGTTGTATTTGATGTACCAAAACTTAGACTTCCTGCTTCCCTATTATTAACAAGAGCATTAAGACCATTTATATAAATTTCTAAACCATCTGTAGAGCCATCGCCTGTTGTAGAGTTTTTAAAATTAATTCTTGGAATAGTAGAGTTATATATAGTTAAGCCACCACCACTAGGAACACTAGGACTAGTCGTTCCAATTCCAACGTTTCCAGCACTAGTCATAGACATAATAGTTGCTTTAGAAGTGCCATCATCATTAACACTCTTGAAGTGCATTAAGCCATCATTAACCTGTGTTAAAAAGACTCTTGAATTAGCAGTTGCACCATTATCAGACATTATAATACTAGCTAAAGTATCACCCTCAAGAATCATCTGACCTCTATCTGTGCCACCATCTACATGAAGTTTAGTTGTGCCATAACTTGCACCATGTAAAGTTCCAGCAGTTGTTGTGCCTATTCCCAATCGTCCCGAGGCATCCAGTCTTGCTGACTCGCTACCAGCATTACCACCTGTACCGAATGTCATGTAATTATCTGTGTATGCAGAACCTCTATAACCACGAATCCATACGTTAGGAGTTCCTGCATCATTTGTGCTAGGACTAAAACCTAATTGACCATAAGTTCCTGCTGTGGTGCTGTTGCGTTGTATTGTTATACCATCGCCATCAGTATCAGTTTTTACATGAAGTTTTTTATTTGGCGAATCAGTTCCAATTCCAACTGAGCCTTCTACTACAATGGTTTGGTCAAAGATTGCAGATTTACCACCTGAGTTTGCACCAACCGCAAGGGTATATGTTCCGCTTGTATCTGCTGCAAAAGCACTTGCAGGTGTAACGTGCATACCATCTGAAACAGATAGCTTTTGACTTGGTGCTTGTGTGCCGATTCCAACCAAGCCTGACGAATTAATGAAGAAACGAGTATTTACACCTTGTGATAAATAAAAGTTATTTGCATAACTTGCTAACTGATATTCACCATTAGAATCTTTTAATGTTAAAGCAGCACCATTAGTACCACTATTAATAGATGATATTTGTCTACCCCAACCTTGAGCATTTGTAGTAGTAGTTCCACCTACAAATAGATTCTCAGCACTAGCATCCCAAAATAAACCTTGGGTTGAGCCTGTGTCGTCATAGAAGGAGATGTCTCTATTTTGTGCTATCTTCATACTAACTGAAGAATCAACAGCAGTTGGATTAGTAGCTTTAAATTCTAAATCGCCACTATCGTAATAAATCTTTGCATTATTTCCACTTGTGACATCAAGAAATAAAGAAGCATCTAAACCTCTTGCATGAACAAGACCACCATTTGTTAAGTCTGTAAACTTACCTTCACCTGTTACGTCTATGCCTGTTGATTTTGTTGCGAGTTTTTGTGCATTATCGTAAAAAAGTCTTACTTCTGAATCTGCAAAAAATTGAGCTAAATTTTCGCCAGTATATTTTTGCAAAGTTAAAAATGAATTTGCTCTAATATATAATCCACCTGACCCTGCTTCATCTATATAACTATTACTACCATCATGATAGATTTCTAAATCCCCACCTGTACCAAAAGTAGCCTTTGCATTATCTACAAAGTTTAGAGTATCAGCACTTGCATCCCATTTTAGATTCTCGCTAGTACCAGTATCGTCATAAAAGGAGATGTCTCCTGTATTAGCTACTTTAAGACGATTAGCAGTTGAAGCAGAAACAGCACTATTTCTAGTTTTAAAAACAAGGTCAATGGATGCAAGTGTGCTTACAGAATCAGCAATAATTTCTGCACCAATACCAGTTGCATTTGTACTTGCATCATTTGTGTAAAATTCTATTTTTCCTGCTTCGTTTACATTTAAAAATGATGTTTCACTTTCTAAACGAAGCACTGGTGTTGTTGCACCCTCTACAGTCAACCCATCACTTGTTACTGTTCCTGCAAAGGTAGCGTTGCCTGTTGAACTAATACTTAAACGATTGCTATTATTTTGCACATCGTAAATATTAAAAATCCCATTAGCATTAATAATTGAATAGTCAGGATTTTCACCTGTATCAGTTAAATTAATTCTTGGATAAGAACTAACAATATCTAAGTTACCACTACTTGTAAGACCATCACTTGTAACTGTTCCTGTTACGTCTA